TGAACGAATCCAGACCGCGTACCAGGGGTACGTCGAGTGTGAACGGGATGTCAAGTTGGGTGATAAGCGTCGTGGCCTTGGCCATTACGCTGATTTTGGGAACATTGTTCGTCTCCTCTGGAGCGATCTCAATTCCCGTCTCGATCGTCGAATCTACGACGGCGAGCTAGCACCCAAACACGGACCCGGGGCCGTCGCTGACGGCCTTAAAGGTAACAAGAAGTGGACTTTGAGCGAGTGGACCGACCGCCTTGAGGCGGCTGGTATTCACTATCTCGAGTATGCCCGCGCTTCGCGCTCGGCTTATCTCACTCTTGACCGTGTTGACTTCCGTGATCCCGGCCGTGAACGACCCGTTGAGGTCATTGACGTGCCTAAAACGCAAAAGACACCTCGTATCATTGCAAAGGAACCCGCTTGTATGATGTATATTCAGCAGGCGATACTCAGCATGATGAAGGAAGAGTTTCGGCAGGATGCGAACGCAAGTTCGTTTATCTGCTTCGACTCTCAGGAGCCTAACCGAGCGCTTGCGCGCGAAGGGTCGGCAACTGGTCAACTGGCAACCCTCGATTTGAAGGAAGCCAGCGATCGTGTCTCGAATCAGCTTGTTATCCGCATGTTTGAGCGCTTCCCCTCTTTGGGAGAGGCCGTGCAGGCATGCAGGTCGCGAGCAGCTAATGTGCCTGACCATGGCGTAATCCGCCTGGCCAAGTTCGCGTCTATGGGATCAGGGCTGACTTTCCCCATTGAGGCTATGGTGTTCTGCACCCTGGTCTTTCTGGGCATAGAGAAGGCTCTCAACAGGCCGCTAACCCGCGCTGACATCACATCGATGCGCGGGAAAGTGCGTGTCTATGGGGATGACATTATTGTCCCTGTAGGCTATGTTTCTTCAGTGATTCGCGTTCTCGAGGACTTCGGTCTCATCGTGAACAAGAACAAGTCTTTTTGGACTGGTCAGTTCAGAGAGAGTTGTGGAGGGGACTACTATGCGGGTATGCCGGTTACGGTTGCCCGAGTTCGTAGGATGTTCCCCACGTCACTGCAAGACGCTTCGGAATTGGTGTCTATGGTCTCCTTAAGAAATCAGCTCAATGAGCTGGGATATGACGGAACCGTGGAATGGTTAGACCGACAGATTCGAAAGATTCTGCCCATCTATCCGGCTGTTACACCGGATAGCCCAATCCTGGGTTACCACGTGCACCCATCGATGGTTGACATTGATGGAATGCACAAGGACTACCAGGTACCCATGAAACGTGGGTACGTGGTGGAGGATGTCACTCCGTCGAGTAAAATCGACGGCTACGACGCCCTACTCAAAGTGCTGAGCAGGACGGGTTCCGACCCGTTCGAGGATCCTGAGCATTTGGAGCGTGCTGGACGCCCCCAGTCCGTCGACATCAGGCTGGGATGGGCTTCACCCTTTTAAAGGGTGATGCGAAACTAATATATTTCGTAGGGAGATTGTACATCTTCCCAAGCCCATTAGTATGGGTAGGGTGAGATGACAAGTCATCTCACAATGGGA